AGACGGACGCAAGCCAAAGTACATTCAGGATGCACAACCAGGTTATGTTTTTGGTACAGACTTACAAAAAGAATCATGGCAATTTGCTGTTGTAGTCGAAGGTGTACTAGATGCATTATGCATAAGCGGACTAGCAGTGCTACACAATGAAATAAATCAAGCACAAAGTAGATTGATCAACAGTCTCGAAAAAGAAGTAATTGTTGTTCCTGACCACGACGAAGCTGGACTCAAATTGATTGACAGCGCACTGGAATACAACTATAGTGTAAGTGTGCCTGACTGGCCCGCAGATATAAAAGATGTAAATGATGCTGTGTGCAAGTTTGGACGGATAACTACACTGCTGAGCATTATGGAAAATCGTGTTAGTGGCAAAATAAAAATCACAATGAGTAGAAAGAAGCTGGAAAGAAAAGTTAGATGACGTACTGTTCGGAAATACATCATGGGTTACATCTTTATCCTGACGGGGAAAATAACATATGGTATGCTCCTTGTTGTGTAGCAGACAAAAGAAAAATAGAAAATGATTTTTTTGACTTTCAAACTGATCCATATTTACAAAGTTTAAGAGAACAAAATAAAAACAATGTAAAAAATACTGAATGCAATTTTTGTTGGAAAGAAGAAAATCTTGGCGGAACAAGCAAAAGACAAAGCGGATTGGATTTTACAATTGATAATTCTGGATTGGAAATATTCGAATACAATGTGAATTGGGCGTGTAACCTGACTTGTATCATGTGCGGTCCGCATTTTAGCAGCAGTTGGGCTAAGGAATTAGGACTTAAAGATAATCAGAATCAAATTGATCGTAGAAAAAATTACATTATCGATCAAGTTGATTTAAGCAATGTTAAACGTATTCATTTCAATGGAGGAGAACCGTTGATCAATGATGACCATGTTCGCATATTAGGAAAAATAAACAACATCCAAGAAGTAAAAATCACCTATAACACAAATGGTACAAAATTACCAAGTGATCGTGCTATTCGTTTATGGGAAAACAGTCATCATGTGCGATTGTTTTTTAGTATAGATGCAGTTGGAAGTGCGTTTGAATATATAAGATACCCGGGTAACTGGGATCAACTTCAAGCAAACATGGATTGGTTTATAAAACAAATGCCAAGTAACGTAATATTTGGAATAAACGCTACTATTGGATCTTATAACTTGCTAGAAACAGTGGATCTTTACAATTGGTTTAAACAAACTTTGTTCGCCAATAGAGAAGGTGATGCCAGTGATTTTTGTTGGCAACCTGCAAATAATTTTGATTACAAAAATTTATCAGATGTTGTCAAACAAGATGCATTGGATAAACTGAAAAATTGCAAACCTTTAGAATCCTTGTATAATAGTGTTAAATCTCAAATGAACAACATACCCAATGATAACTGGATACAAAAATTAGACGAAATTGATCTAAGAAGAGGTACTAGTTGGCAACAAAGTTTAAAAATCGGCGAATATTATAAATGAAAGATTACTCCCCTGAAGTACAACAATTGTTTTTAGAAATCATGATGCAGGATGCACAAACATTCCTGCGTGTACAGAATATATTCAACAGCGACAACTTTGAAAGACACTTGCAGGAAGCCGCAAAGTTTATATATGATCATACAAACGAACACAAAACACTGCCTAGTAAAGAACAGGTAAGTGCTGTCACTGGTGTTAAGTTACAGGAAATACCAGAACTAAACGAAGGACATTTGGATTGGTGTTTACAAGAGTTTGAAGGCTTTACAAAACGCAAAGAACTAGAACGTGCTATCCTTAAAAGTGCAGACATGCTGGAAAAAGGACAGTATGATCCTGTTGAAAAACTGATTAAAGATGCTGTGCAAATATCACTTACAAAAGATTTAGGCACAGACTATTTTGAAGATCCGCGAGCTCGACTAGCAGCACTCAAAGACAACAATGGACAGAACAGCACAGGCTGGCCGGCACTGGATAAACTCTTGTATGGCGGATTCAACAGAGGTGAGTTGCAAATCTTTGCAGGTGGTTCAGGTTCGGGTAAAAGTTTGTTTATGCAGAACTTGGCTTGTAACTGGATGGAAGCAGGCCTTAATGGTGTGTACATCAGTTTAGAACTCAGTGAAGGGCTAACTGCAATGCGTGTGGATAGTATGCTTACTAATACAGCCGCAAAGCAACTGTTTAAAGATCTTGACACTGTAGAAATGAAAGTCAAGATGATGAAGAAAAAGTCAGGTAACTTGCAGATCAAATACATGCCGGCACAGAGCAATGTAAATGATATTCGTGCGTTCTGTAAAGAACTTAGTATCAAGACTGGGCGTAAACTTGACTTTATGTGTGTTGACTATTTGGATCTGCTAATGCCTGTGAGTGCAAAAGTATCGCCAAACGATCAGTTTGTTAAGGACAAGTATGTTTCTGAAGAACTGCGTAACTTGGCAAGAGAAATGAACATACTGTTTGTTACAGCATCGCAGTTGAACAGAGCCGCAGTTGAAGAAATTGAGTTTGACCATAGCCATATTGCAGGCGGTATATCCAAGATTAACACAGCAGATAACGTGTTTGGTATTTTTACAAGTCGTGCAATGAAAGAACGTGGACGCTATCAAATACAAGCAATGAAAACACGTTCAAGTTCTGGCGTAGGTCAGAAAGTGGATCTAGAGTTTGATATGGAGAGTTTGCGTATTAGAGACTTAGGCGAGGATCAAGACTATCAAGAGTTCAAGAAACGTTCGAGCAGTATCTATGATCAGATCAAGAGCAAAAGTCAAATGACTGGCAGTGAAGATAGTGCCGCTGTAGAAGATGAACCTGGCAAAATTACTGCACAGGTTGAAAGTACAAAGCTGAAACAGATGCTAGCAGGGCTCAAATCTAATAGCTAACATATTCAGTAATAGGCATAACCTTTACACTTTTGCGTTTTACTTTTAAGTACTCGCTGTTGTCTTTGTGTTGCAGACTACCTTCCCCGATTACCACAGTGCCTTTTCCGTATTTTACAGGACGATCCACAATAAGATCTACATATTTGCCTTCGCCAACACCCAGTGTAATAAAGTGAATATAGTTTTTGCTGTCGCTTTTAAACACTCTGCTGTTTGCAACTATACCAGCAAATTGAAACTTATCCAAGTACAGGTTTTGCAAGCCCATGCCTGGTAAAAAGCCTGGCGAATTCCATGATTCGTTTTCTAAATAACTTTGTACTGGATCTTCTGTTAGCCAATTGCCAAATCCCAGTTCACGCAAGTCCCAACCGGCACGTTTTGCTTCATTGCGATACACCCAACGTGCATAACTACCTTGGCAATGTTTTAAGCAGGCACGCCAGAACTGCTTTGGGTTGTGTGCTTTTTGGTATGCCAGTGCCCATATAAGTCTACCCAGGTTCACAGCGTGTGCTCTACATAAACCAAATCCACTAAGGCACAGCATTTGATCATATATGTCATGCTTTTCAGGATGATCGCCCAGTCGACTCATAAACTCCATCATCTTTTCTTCATTCTTTTTAGCAAAGGCTCTACGATACATGTCTGCTTCGTAAGGATTGATACCAATCAGTTTCATTATTTTATTAATAGCATCATCTTCGTACACAATAGCACCTTCTACAGTGCTTTTTTCAGTCCAGTCTCGGAACCAACTGGCTTTGCGTCTGCCTTCCATTGCAACAGGACGTACCAGTGCTGTAGCAAATACACAATCTTCTACGCTAGTAGGTTGTATAGCCCGGAACAATCTACGCATAGCAGGTGATTCACCTTGTGTTACACCTAGTACATCTCCGCGGCACAGTAAATCACTGGTAGCATCATCTGTTTTTGGATATTCGTGTAACATTATATCTGGGTTGATTTCCATAAGTTGACTGAGTCCTCTGTTGGCAAGGATATCAACTTTTAGATGTTCTAGATCTTCTATTTCGTTTTTGTCTAAAAGTATAAGATTGTCTTCGCGAAACAAGCTCTTGGGCAACTGTCTATCAAATACAACCACACCTCCGCAGTGCTTTGAAATACAACGCTTCTTGCCCAATAGTTTCTTTTCAATTCGTAATGCTTCTTTTTCGTCTACGCCCAATTTAGCGTAGTCGATTTCTTTCGGCAAACGTCCTTTGGCACCTAAACGTCTTGCAGCTTCTCTACGAGCTGATTTTTCTTTGTACATCACATAGTTTGATATTCTGGCACTGGCTTGTGGCCACATATCAAAAATACGTTGCATTGCTAGTTCTTGTTTGAAGTGCGGCACGTCGATGTCTACATCAGGTAAATCGTCTCTGTGTGGATTTAGAAAACGTGCCAGTGGTATCTTCCATTCAATCGGATCCACATCAGTTATACCCATGAGATAACACACAAGACTACTACCAGCACTTCCGCGAGTCATGTGTGGTATGTCTTTGTTAAGATCCAATATACGTCTGATTTTTAAAAAGTATTCTGTGAAACGTTGCTGTAGTATAATTTCAAATTCTTCAGCAAGTCTTTCTTGATATTCTGTTCCTGCTGGAACTGGTCGCCTAAATTGATCTAATAAACTTTGTATCTGTTCTAATTCTGTTGCCATAATGTGTGCCTATTTTTGCCTTTAGGTATTTACTATTGTGCAAGAACAAAGTATAATTTCTGGACAAGTATACGATAAATACTCCTGTAAGAGAAACATAAAATGCAAAAAAAGACTCGTAGTATTCTTGAAGAATTAGACACACTATACAATGATCGATTTGCTGAAAAAAGCGAAAGAAGATATGTTGTAGAAAGCCGAGCTAGCAATGTTATCGCTAGTGCTGTGCGTTTAATGGAACAAATTGAAGAATTGTATTCCCCGGAGCAAGCAGAAAACCTACATCGCAAACTTTTAAATGCTATTCGGCTACGAGATCCAGATAAGTTTGCACGAAGCGTAAAGAGAACAGATGAAGATTCTTAACGAAGGCGGAAATGTATTTAAAAATCAGGATGGTAGTCCTGCAACAGATCGTATTAACCAAGGCGACGTTAAAGCCACTGTTGCTTGGTTAGAGCAAGTAACTGATTTATCACTGCTAGACAACATGTTAGGTAGCACAGGTGTAGCACCAACGTCAGGTGATTTAGATCTAGCAGTCGATGCTAACAAAGTAAACAAAGCTCAATTCAAAGCAAAACTAGAAGCATGGGCTAAGAGTCATGGACTGGATCCAAAAGACTGGGTAGCGGTCACTGGTATTAACGTACATTTAAAGACACCAATCACAGGGCGACCAGACAAAGGTTTTGTGCAAACAGACTTTATGTTCTTAGCAAAGCCAGACTTTCAGCGTTGGTATCTAACACAAGATACAGACACAGACTATAAAGGTGTTACACGAGCTATACTACTTGGCAGTATTGCTAAAAGCATGGGCTACAAAATCAATCAGAATGTTGGATTGGTTGATAGAAATACAAACGAATTAATCACCGATGATCCAGACGAGCTTGCTAGATTGTTTGTTCCTGGTGCTACAGATAGAAGTGTACTAGGCAGTGTTGAAAAAATAATGAAGTCATTGCGTAATGATCCAAAAAGAGAAAAGAAAATATCTGACTTTAGGGACTATGCTGCAAAGCAAGGAATTGAATTACAAGAAATGGTTGACACAGAGGACCCAAATAGTGTACACTGGCTTGCTAGATTGAGAGACAGAGTTGTCAATCAAGGCTATCAAGTTATTGTAGAAAATGATATGCTGGAGGAAGGTGTGCGTATTGAACATCCAGAAGACCTAGTGTTTGATCGTGGAAGTGCAGGTATAGACACTGCTATACAAGGACTTGAACGTACAGCCAAACAACCCACTAATGCCACAGTAAAGTGGGACGGCAAACCAGCAATCATATTTGGACGTAATCCTCGAGGTGAATTTGTACTCACAGACAAAGGCGGATTTCTCAAAGCCGGCGGTGTAGGGCTAGCAACAAGTCCTGAACAAATGGCTGATGTATTAGCACAACGCAAAGGCGGTGGTAGAGAAGAACTAGCAGGATTGTATGCACAACTTTGGCCTGTACTAGAAAAAGCGACACCCGAAAACTTAAAAGGTTACTTACAAGCAGATTTGCTATTTCATCCACAGAAGCCTGCTGTTAAACAAGGCGACAAAATTGAATTTGAGCCTAACACTGTAAAGTATAGTGTAGATGCAAATAGCGATCTTGGCAAGCAAATTGCTAACAGTAAGTTTGGAATTGTAATTCACAGCAGTGTTGCTAAACCTGGTGCAGATATTGAATCAATGAGAAGCAATGTGTTATCTGCTGTGTCAGATCTTTTTGTTGCCGATCCAAATCTTAAAGATACCACAACGGGCGTGGAACTAAACAAAGAACAAGTTGCAAAACTTAAAGGTATTAAAAGCCAATACGGTTCACAAATTGATACTCTGTTCAACCCAAGCGAGTTGCGTGACAGACGTATCAGTAGTTTCCCTAAATTGTTCAAGCAATATATTAATACCAAAGTTCGTGCAGGCAACTATGATAATATGATAAAAGATTTTGTGCCATGGATTGAAGGTAAAGTGCCAACACAAGCACCACGTATGCTTGAATGGATGAAAGCAAATCCTCAAGGCACAAGTGCATTGGTGCAAAGTTTCTTGCTTATTAGTGCAATTAAAAACGATCTTGTAAGACAACTAGATCGAGGAGCACACGAAATTGAAGCAAGCATTGATAATGAACCCGGGCACGAAGGTTATGTCGGTAGCGATCTCAAGTTTGTAGATCGCATGAGATTCAGTCAGGCAAACTTTGCTAAGAACATGGGCACACAATGAAGTTTTTACAGGATCTAAATGAAAGTAGATTGTATAGACGTCTAGGACAGCTAGACGGAAAAAGCATTCACGACATTGCTGAACGCCTATTTGAACATCTATTAGCACTACAAATTCTAGCTAACACAGATAAATCCTATGCCGCAAGATATGCTCAAGATATGATGAAGCAACCGGCTTTTGATGGATTTAGGACAAGTCAATCAGATCTATACAATTTAATTGCACTAATTTTAAATCAAGAAACATACAGCTACTTGATTGATAATGACCCTAGTGTGGGTTTACCAGAAATGCGTTTACGACGTAACATAATATACATGTCAAACGGCAAGTTTGACAACAATGATTACAGTCAACTCATGCTAATGATTCAGCGCAGATTTGATAAACTGCCCAAGATGCTTGTTGCACTACGCAGACAAATTAGCAACTGGGATAGTTTAAATACCAGCGATCAAAAAAATATTGTGCGTAGATTGCTTACACAAATGCGAGAGAAAGGCATACAAAGCGATCTATATCAGCGTCTTAGCCGGTAATCATAATGATGCCACCCGGTATTTGTGAATTTGTATAAATAAAAGTATGGACACTTAAAAGTCCAACCATTTATTAGGAGATTTACAATGGCTTCAATTACAAACAACGCTACAGTAAGTGCAAGCAACGGTCTAGGCCCAATCACTTACATCGTAACAGCTGACGACGTATCAGTAAACTCAGTTGCTAACATCGTAACTGAAATTCAAAACGAAGGCGGCACTATCGCTGGTATCGAAGACGATATCTCAAGCGACGGATGCTACATCGTTGTACAAGGTGGCCCAGAACCAGCAGTTGCAAACGCCACAGTACAAGCTACAATCGTTAACTCATAAGTTAACACCGACTCTATATACTTCCATTGAAGTATCGGCCCTGGATTTATTCCAGGGCTTTTTTTTATGTCTTAAATACTTGTATGCCAAAATATATTTTTGAATCCCCAGACGGCGGGGAAACAGTGTATCGTCGAGAATTTGGTGAACAACACAGAGAACTCATTAAAGGTGATCCTGCATCAAAACTGCAAGAAGCTCAACGACTTTATCAGTGGAAAAACATATTTGAAGTTGCTAAAACAGATACAGCACTACAAGAAATGATTGAGCGTGTTGAAGTTTATTATAGGCTGAAATATGCAAAGAGTTGAGCTTAGTACACTATTTGATTTAACACAAACAAATGTAAAAGGGCACAGACGCAACGCTGATCTCGACGATGAAACTTACAACTACAAACGTAATCAGCAACGTAACTACGAAACAGTGTTACAATGTATAGGCCTTCGTTGTCAACCTTTAAACATCAAAGGTCCTTGGGTTTTTAGTAACAACGAAGGTGTGCTATATTGGCAGATGTCATTTGAAACTGACAGAGAACAAATATTTGCTAAAGGCACAGATGCATTGGGCATACTTAAACAAGATTTCAACGGTGTGCCAATGATAGTGGGATTAGATGAAACGTACAAAGATTTATTTTTTACCCCATATATGATCACAGAGGGTAAAAGTGCTAATACAATTTTTACACAAATATGAAATAAATATTATAAAGATTTTAAGGATTTATAGTGGAAACCAAAGCCATTGAGAAAAAAAATTTAGAAACACATGTTGAGCTTTGTGCTGAACGTTATAAGTTTTTAGAAAGTAAGTTAGAAAGCGTAGAAGAAAAAGTGGCGGGCACAGAACTTGTAATTCGTGAAGTACATGATATGGTCGCTAACATGACACAACGACGTCATGATCAAATTATCACTTGGGGCACAGGGATAATTGCAACCCTGGTAGGAGTAATTGGGTGGCTACTAGTCAACTACGTGATGTAGCAACACAAAAAGCAACAAAATTATTAAACAAAATTACAGAAAATCATTTGTTTAATAATCCTAATAGTGTTCTCAAAGCTGGCGACACCATACAAGCATTTGGCGCATACACTATCAGAAAAGAAAAAAATTCTTATAGTATTTCAAAAAATCGTGTTTTTATTACAGAAATCAGCACTGCAAAAAACAGTTTAGCTTGGTGCATCGCTGACAAATACAACCTGAAACATGTTAGAGAACAAATATCACAACTGGATAAAACTTTCAATTATAAACAAGCAGAAATTGAATTTTTGAAACATGTTATAAACAGCAATGTAGAAATGTCAAGGAAATTAATAATAGAAGATAAGCTACAAACATTGCTAATTAAAACTAATTTAATAAAAAAACAATTAAACAAATGCATTGATAGGGCTAAATACTGTCAGCTAAAAGGATTCGAGAATGAAACTTCAAGACTTGGACTCAAAACCTCAAGTAGAACAATCTCAAAAGGTATTTGAAAGTTATTTTAAAGAAAAAGTAAACTTCACTAAACTAAGTGAAGCGCAAGCAAAAAACATGCTTGTAAAAGTTCGTGGATTAATCAACGAACACAGAAACAGCAAAGAATTTCATAACAGTGAAACTAACCCTAACTATTTGAAACTAATGGTTATGGAGAGAGGACTTAGTGCTCGTGTAAAAGAAGATCTTGCACAGGCAGCTATGAAAGATCCTGCAACAAAGCGTATTGTTGATAAAGCCAAGCGCGGTCAAAGACTTACCCCAGACGAGCAACAAACAATGAACGCTATTGCATTGTCAAAAACTGAAAGCAAGGTAAACGAAGCTACAATTATGGAAGCTGAAGTTGAACAAGCTCAAGTTGTGTTAGCCGCACAAGACATGGTTGATAGAATTCAAAAGATGTACGAAGATATCAACGATATGCGTGTTAAAGATTTACCAGCATTAGCAGACAGCATCAAAGGTGAAATTGGCGTAAGCGAAGCACAAAGTTTTGCAGACAGTGCAGGTGCTGCATTAGATACACTTACACAAAACCTAGCTGATGCAAAAACTGCTCTCGAAGGTGCCCAAGGTGTACTTACTGGTCAAGAAGCAGTTGTACCCGGCGAAGCAGATGATGAAATTGCTGATTTAGAAGAACCAGCAATGGATACTGAACTAGACGCTGGTATGGAAGACGATGACGAAGCTGAATCAGATCTAGAAGCTAGTTTAGGTAGAGCTCGTAGATAATGAGAATATGCGAAGTTACAGAAGCCGCGGTTGACCCAAGTCTTGCCGCGGTTGCTGAATTTTTAAGAAGCCGTCAGGAAGATGTTGGTGCCGAGCCTAGCATGAACATTGACGCTTTTGTAAATGTTTTACAAGCAAATGGTGTTAACATGAGCAAAGAACAACTTCGCGATATACAACCTCAACTTAAAGATCTTATTGTAAACGTTACTGACAATGAAGTTATATTCAAAGGCGGTGACGTTGTTGGCTCAGAAAAAATGACTGTGGATCAAGCTCGTAAAACAGTTGATAAAATGGCCAAACGAGCTTTACCAAACGACTTGAAATAATTACAATTTTCTATATAATAATTGAATGAATCAGAAATTCGATTATAAAAAACTCTCTCGTACTAATATCAACGGCAAACGTCACTACTGTACACCAAACGGTGATCCAGTTCCTAGTGTTACTACTATTTTAGATAAAACTAAACCAGAGGAAAAACGGCTAGCACTAGCAAACTGGAAAAAACGTGTAGGAGAAGCTAAAGCACAACAGATTACCACTGAAGCGGCTAATCGCGGGACAAGAATGCACACATATCTAGAAAACTATGTGTTAGATGGCATGCTTAAAGAAGCAGGTAGCAATCCTTATAGTTGGGCAAGTCATGCCATGGCACAGCAAATTATTGATAAAGGTTTGTGCAATGTAGATGAATATTGGGGTATGGAGGTGCCACTTTACTTTCCTGGTGTGTATGCAGGAACAACAGATTGTGTAGGCGTACACAACGGCAACGAAGCAATCATGGACTTTAAGCAAAGTAACAAACCTAAGAAAGAAGAGTGGATTGAAGATTATAAACTGCAATTGTGTGCATATGCCGAAGCACACAATGAAGTTTATGGTAGCAGTATTTGCAAGGGTGTTATTTTAATGGCAGTTAAGCCAGAAACAGACGAAATGGGCAACGTAATGACCACACCCGAATATCAAGAATTTATAGTACAAGGTGCTGACTGGGAATACTGGCGTCAACAATGGTGGAAGCGTGTTGAAGAATACTATACACAATTTCTTTAGTACAGAAGAACTAGACGCAGTCTGGTACGAATTCAATACTAATCCTAGATGGCAATACCGCCGTATGAGCGGAGGCAAGTGGTTTTGGTGGTACATGTTTTTACAAAATGAACAATTTATAGCAAATAACGAACAGCAATGGGAAAACTGCACTGCACCAATTTGGCGTACATTATATGATCGTGTTTGCGAGTTTGCAGGAGATAACTTTATTCCCTATAGATATTTAATCAATGGGCAAACACAAGAGCAGCAAGGGCATCCACACAGTGATTTTGCAAAGCATAAAGATAATCATGCTACCTTTCTTGCGTATCTAAATAAAGAATGGAAACCAAATTGGGGAGGAGAAACTGTATTTTATTGGAACAAATCTGAGTACATAGATGAAAACATTAGGGAAACTGTATTACCCGAACCTGGCCTTATTGTAGAGTATGATAGTAGAATAGTACACAAGGGAACACCTCCATTAGTTCCTGATATTTTGCGAGTAACTCTTGCCATACAAGGCGAATATGCATAAATACCTTATCAAAGGATAGTTATAAATCATGGCAATAGTACAAGTATCAAGAATTACACATCGTAAAGGTCAACAGGAAAACTTACCTCAATTAGCTGGTGCTGAATTAGGATGGGCAACAGATGAAAGACGCCTTTACATTGGTAACGGCACACTAGCCGAGGGTGCTCCTACAATTGGAAATACAGAAATCCTTACTGAATTTAGTGATCTAAGCGCAATCTTGGCTGGATCAGGAACTAGTTCGGATGCATCAATTGTTGTAACTTCTACTAAAACAAACGTAACTGTTGCCGGCGATAGCGTGACAATCACAGATCAAGATTTTGTGATACAATACGAATTCAATGATTCAACAAATACAGAATTTCGTCGCGGTAAAATTACAGCCGCAAACTACAACGGCACTTTTGCGTTTGAAGATCAATTCACAGAAAATAATGACGCAGGACTTGCATTATTTTTAACAGCATCAGGGAACGACTTAATACTTCAATATACTGCAACAAGAGCAGGAACATTGACATTTATCACTAAAACTGCTGTGTAGGTAACTATTGGGCGAATTCGAAGAGCGGTTGATACTCTGGAATCAACTTAGACAAAATAATACTGATAACACACTAGAACAATCGTTATACAATATTAACAATTGGTGGCAAATGCTACCAATCGATAACCATTATTTGCATTGGGACGACACACAAAATTGGCCAGATCCGTGGGATCTTTTGGCAGATGGAGTCTTTTGTAGTCTTGCAAAAAGTCTTGGCATAGTGTATACTTTAAAGCTCATAGATCGTCCTGATATCGATAACCTAACATTGGTGCAAACCACCGACGGTGACAATTTAGTCCTGGTGAATCAGGGATTATATATTCTTAATTGGTCACCGACTGAGATATTAAATAACGACACATCACAATTAGAGATTAGTAGAACAATGGAAGCATCCGTTGTTGTAAACGCATTAAGTTGAGGCAATAATGACACAAATTCAAGTAATAAAAAGAGACGGACGAAAAGAAGACCTGGACATTGACAAGCTACACAAAGTAGTATTTTGGGCTACACAAGGAATCACCGGAGTAAGTGCTAGCGAAGTTGAAATCAAAAGTCATATCCAATTTTATAACGGTATAACAAGCAGTGCTATCCAAGAAACTCTTATTAAGAGTGCTGCTGATCTCATCACAGAAGAAAATCCAAATTATCAATATGTTGCCGGTAGACTAATCAATTATCATTTGCGTAAGCAAGTATACGGACAGTTTGAGCCAATCCATATACACGATCTTGTTAGTAAAAATGTCAATGATGGATTTTATGACGCAGAGTTACTAGAATCTTACAGCAAAGATGAATGGGAGCGTATCAACGGGTGGTTACAGCATGAACGTGATGAAGACTTGACCTACGTTGCAATGGAACAGTTTCGTGGAAAATACCTTGTACAGAATCGTGTAACAAAAGAAGTTTTTGAGACTCCGCAAATGTGCTACATGCTAATTGCAGCTACACTGTTCCAGGATTATCCACGTGACACTAGAATGCGTTGGGTAAAAGATTATTACAATGCTATTAGTACTCATCAAGTTAGTCTCCCGACTCCTGTGATGGCAGGTGTTAGAACTCCTCAAAGACAGTTTAGTAGTTGTGTTCTAATTGAAACCGACGACAGTCTTGACAGTATCAATGCAACTGCTAGTAGTGTTGTAAAATACGTTAGTCAAAAGGCAGGCATTGGGGTAGGAGCAGGGCGTATTCGTGCTCTTGGAAGTCCAATCCGCAAAGGCGATGCTTATCACACAGGCGTTATTCCGTTTTACAAATTGTTTCAAGCAGCTACTCGTAGTTGCAGTCAGGGAGGTGTTCGTAATGGTGCGGCTACACTATATTATCCGATTTGGCACTTGGAAGTCGAAGACTTGCTTGTATTAAAAAACAACAAAGGCACAGAAGACAATCGTGTGCGTCATATGGATTACGGTGTACAGTTTAACAAGCTGATGTATGAAAGACTACTTTCTGGCGGTGATATTACACTGTTTTCGCCACACGATGTACCGGAGCTTTACGAAGCGTTTTTTGCTGATCAAGATCGATTCAAAGAACTATACGAACGTGCAGAACGCAACACAAAATTGCGTAAGAAAACAATCAAAGCAACAGAACTATTTTCTGCATTTGCACAAGAGCGCAAAGATACAGGACGTATCTATTTGATGAACGTGGATCATGCTAACACACATGGTGCGTTCAAACCTGAAGTTGCTCCTGTTAAACAAAGTAACTTGTGCTGTGAAATTGATTTGCCTACAAAGCCTCTCACCAGTGTAGATGATCCTGATGGAGAAATTGCATTGTGTACACTTAGTGCTATCAACTGGGGTAGTTTTAAAACTCCTGAGGAAATGGAAAAGGCTTGTACACTGGCAGTGCGTGGATTAGATGCATTGTTAAGTTATCAAAACTATCCAATTATTGCAGCCGAACTTGCAACTGGCAACAGACGTCCTCTAGGTGTTGGTATTATTAACTTTGCATACTGGCTAGCTAAAAACGATGTAAGCTACAGTGATCCAGCGGCACTTAAATTAGTTGATACTTGGACACAGCATTGGAGTTATTACTTGATTAAAGCTTCAGCTGATCTTGCAGTAGAACAAGGTGCTTGTCCTAAGAGCAATGAAACCAAGTATGGTGATGGTGTACTTCCGGTGGATACATATAAAAAGGATGTAGACGAACTAGTGCCTCATGTTGATGCAGTAGACTGGGCAGGACTACGCAAGCAACTACAGCAAACTGGTATTCGCAACAGTACATTGATGGCACTCATGCCAGCAGAAACAAGTGCTCAGATCTCTAACAGCACGAACGGTATTGAACCGCCACGTAGTTACGTTAGTATCAAGCAAAGCAAAGACGGTGTACTCAAGCAGGTTGTTCCTGAGTACAGACGTCTTAAAAACAAGTATGAATTGTTGTGGGATCAAACATCGCCAGAAGGCTATCTAAAAATTATGGCCATTCTCCAGAAGTATATTGACCAAGGCATCTCTGTAAATACTTCTTACAAC